AGAAAATAATGGATCGCTTTGGAGTATCTATCGCAACAGCGGACAAAGATTACTCAACTGCGCAGAGAATGTTAAGTGAGGAACAAAAACAAACAAGGCCAGAGCTCCTCAACCAAATACAAGGTTTGCGTTTAGCAACTATACAAAGGGCGTTAAAAAGGGGTCATTTTCAGACAGTTGCAACGCTGCTAAAAGACATGGGAGCTGTTATTGGGGAAGCTGCACCTGAGGCTGGAGCGATACAGCAACCGCAGCTACAGATTATGATTGAGCAGGCAAACATTGCAGGAGCAAATCAACAACAACTGCCAGCGAGTGAGAGTATGGAAATCGTTGAAATTTCTGAAGACTCTGATACTAACTAAACGCCACTAAATATTCTTTGTCTCCACACGGTTTGTGTTACTTAGTGGAAAACAATTTATATTTATTTTTGGGTAGTGCGCCTGTACTAGGGGGCCACCCGGGGCAGTGTCACATAGTACGGGCGTACTGGTGGGCTGCAGGGAACCTAACTAGAGATATGCGACTACGACTACTATATCACAACCCATCACAGTAGTCACCGGGGGTAGGGGTTCAATCCTGTACTACACTGGCTGGAACGCCCCAAAAAATCCGCATGGGTTACCGCCGCCGCGCCCGCTACTCCTACTACTCAAACCCCAACTACACAGCCGGTCTCCTCCTGTGTTTCGCCTGGGGCCTCGGCGCATTCCTAATCGCTGGAACGTACGGCCTAATCCCTGGAACGCTCGCTATTGTGCTACCTACACTGGCTGTCATTGCACATGGGTCTCTTCCCGACTAGCACCCTCTTCCTAATCTTCTACTGTGTCACACCCGCAGTTGCCCACCACGCCGGCGAGCACTGGAGCGCCCCTAATCCCGCTGAACCCCCATCAGCTGCCGTTCTACAGCTCGAACCAACTGCTTCTTGTGATCCTCAATCAGATGTGCAGACGTCACAGTTGTACATGCCTGAACCCCACCCCGCTCATAACAGATCCGATAACAATCATCCTGTGTCATCTGCACATCAAAATCACCCAAAATAACCCCACCACTGGTACGCTCACACAGTAAACCTCAATCACGCAGTTCACTAACTGACCGGCTAATTCATCAGCCCGGACCCAGGGGGCCGACCCCCTGGCGCGATCACATCCATGCGGTTTACGAGCACCCAGCGGCCTGGACTCCCTGGGGTGGACACACAACGAGCCCCCGGGTGTGGCGTCTGGGGGCTTTTTAATGCCTTACACTAACCCCACTACTGTTACACACCCCCCAGTGCCTGGAACGCCCGGTCTGTCCCTCCGCCACGCCCAAGGCCAAGTATTCACCGACCGCACCCGTTTCCGCGTTCTCGTCGCCGGCCGCCGCTTCGGCAAGTCATATCTCTCCTGCATCGAACTAATCCGTGGAGCGATCGAGAAACCCGGCGAAGTCTTCTTCTATGCCGCCCCCACCTACCGAATGGCGAAGGACATCGCCTGGAAACTCCTCAAACAATTAGTCCCGAAACCCTGGATCAAAGCCAAAAACGAGTCCGACCTCAAAATCGAGCTCATCAACGGCTCCCTGATCGAACTAAAAGGCACCGAAAACGCCATGGCGCTCCGTGGCCGCTCCCTCAGCGGAATCGTCCTGGACGAAGCCGCCTTCATGGACTCCGCTGTCTGGTTCGAAGTCCTCCGCCCCGCCCTCGCCGACAAACAGGGCTGGGCACTTTTCATCTCCACCCCCGAAGGCACCGCCAGCTGGTTCTACGACCTCTGGAATTTTGCCGAAGAAGAAGGCGGCAAAGACTGGCAGCGCTGGAGCTATACCACAATCGAAGGCGGCAACGTCCCACCCGAAGAAGTCGAAGCCGCCCGCGCCCAACTCGACCCTCGAACGTTCCGCCAAGAATTCGAAGCCTCGTTCGAAAACCTCTCCGGCCTCGTCGCCGCCTCCTTCTCCGAGGAAAACATCAGCCGCGACATCACCGACATCCCCCAACTCAGCCTCCTCGTCGGCCTGGACTTCAACATCGACCCAATGTCCGCCTGCTTCGGCGTAAAAGTCGACGACGAACTCCACATCTTCGACGAAATGTCCCTCTCAAACGCCACCACCTGGGAAGCCGCCGAGGAAATCATCAACCGCTACACCCTGGAGCGCCGCATCATCGTCTGCCCCGACCCCACTGGAGCGGCCCGCAAAACCGCAGGTGTTGGCGCAACCGACCACCACATCCTGCGCAAATCAGGCTTCAAAGTCTCCACCCCCAAAGCCCCATGGAAAATTCGAGACAAAGTTAACTGCGTAAATACCGCCTTACTCGACGGAAATGGGACACGCCGCTTAAAAATACACCCACGCTGCAAAGAACTGATAAAATCATTGCGTACCCTTACCTACGAAGAAAATACGGGACTCCCCAATAAAAAGCTGGGAGTCGATCATCAATTCGATGCTCTAGGTTACCTGTGCTTGATGCAATTCAACCTAAACAAGGGTGGTCGCGCAGGAGAGACGCGATTTCGGGTCTACTAAACCTCACCAAATACTCCAAAATCCGCTGGTACGCCTCTTTCGGCGTCTTAAAAGTACCCACATACATTCTACTTTTACCGATTTGCGCGTAGGCACACCAAGCCTGTAGCCGCTCCACCCAATAAACCCCCTTGTACGGCGTCCTGGACCCCCTCGTCGTCTCACTAAGCAGATTCATCTCCGTCCTCGTAATAAGAATCAAATTGTCCCACCGATTGTTGGTGCGATCCCGATCTTTGTGCCACACAAACTTATCTTTCGGATCCTTCCCGGTCTGCATCCGCCAGATAAGCCTCGCCACCGGCCACTCCACATTATTTACCCGCCCATACCTCGTGTAGTGGCGCGTTTTACCCTCAACCTTCATCCTCCCAAACTCCTGCCCGGGCTTTACACCCCTCGCCTTACTACTGGGGCACTTCCACAGAACCTTTCCAGTCTCTGGAAAGTATTCCAAACGCTCCAGAAGTAGACTTCTAGGAGGTAAACGCTTCGCCACTAGGTCAAGCACCGTACACCGCGACAGTGTAATGGTTCATCCCTCCTACAACCCAGTCCGCCACGACGGATGGATGGGCTACTCCTCCGCTGGAGCGACCGGCCCCGACAACCCATTTACCCGTGACCTAGCAGTCCAGGCAATGACCCCGGACTGGAACGAGATGGCGGCGGTCACCCAGGGCAGCTCATATATCCGCCAACTCCACAACTATTACCTCCCCCAGGAGCCCCGAGAGGACAACGACGCATACGAAGCCCGCATCCGCCGCAGCGTCCTCAGCCCATTCACCCAACGCCTAATCGAAAACGCCTCCGGCATGGTGCTCCGGCGCCCCATCACAGTCGACGGCGACCCCTACTGGACCAGCTTCTCCAACAACGTTGACGGCCTTGGCTCGTCCCTCAACGAATACGCCCGTCGTGCGCTGGTCAGCAGCATGACCTACGGCCACAGCGCCATCCTGATCGACTACCCGTCCGACCCAGGCGTCCTCACCCTCGCCGACGAACTCAGGCTGGAGCGCCGCCCGTATTTCAACAACATCGACGCCCCCCAGATCTACGGCTGGCGCCAAGAAACGACGATGCCCAGCTCAAAGCTGACCCAGGCACGTCTCCATGAGTGGACCGTGGTTCCCGAAGGTGAATTCGGCCAAACCCGCGAGCAACGCATCCGCGTTATCTACCCAGGCCGCTACGAAGTCTGGAATACAGAAGGAATCGTCGAGACCGGCACCTACAGCCTCGACCAGATCCCCCTGGTGCCGATCTACAGCAACCGGATTGGCATGTTAACCAGTAAACCGCCGCTTTTGGACATTGCGTCCCTAAATATCACCCATTACCAGCGCCAAGCCGACCTAATCAACGCCCTCCACATCGCCGCAATGCCAATCCTCGTCCTAGAGGGCTGGGACGCAGACGCCGAGAGCGTCTCCGTCGGCGTGAACTACGGCCTCAGCACCGAACCCGGCAACAAGGTCTACTACGTTGGAGCGGACTCCAGCAGCTTCGCCTCCCAGCAAGCCGAGCTCGAACAACTCGAAGCCCAAATGGCCAGCTTGGGTGTAACAAAACTTCTCGGCCAGAAATTTGTCGCAGAATCGGCCGACGCCAAACGAATCGACCAAGCCCAGGCCAATTCCGTCCTATCCATCATCTCAATGGAGCTGGAAAGTGCGCTCCAACAGGCATATAACTTCGCGGCAGCATATGTCGGCAAGGAACCGCCGACAATCAAGCTGGATCGTGACTTCGATTTTTACCGACTTCTGGGGCAGGACGTTGCTGTTATTGGCGACCTTAATGCTCGCGGCGCCATTACTGACAAGACTTTCCTGGAGATCTTGAAATCCGGTGAAATCCTGCCCGACACCGTAGACTTAACAAAGGAGTTGCGGGAAACCAAGGCTCAAAAACGCCGTTTGGAGCAACAAAAGCAGAATGGCCTGTTGGATTCCCAGCCCGTACCAGGAGGCGTGGGCACCCCAGCTCAAAATCCTGAGGCTGGAGCGCGAAGCGAAGCTAGCCGCCGCGATGAGCGTCGAGCCGACCCCCGCCAAAACGCGGGCGCGTAAGCCCCGCGTCGAAAAAGCTGTCGAACTTGTAGCCGAGTAATCCAATGGCCTCCGTCGCTTCCGCCGCCATCATCGAGGGCAGCCTGATCATCGGCCTGGACGACGGGTCGATCATCAACGCTGGCTACGTCCAAGGCCCCCAAGGTCTCCGCGGAGACCAAGGTCCCACTGGTGCGACCGGTAGCCGCGGAACAGACGGCGCCACCATCCACACAACCAAGGGTCCCCCACCCACCGACCTTGGTAAGGACGGCGACTACGCGATCAATAACCGCGATTGGTTCATTTTTGGCCCCAAGGCCAATGGTTTGTGGGGTGCTGGCCAGGGCATGCTGCCCAAAGATGTCCCCGCACTGCAGTCCGGCAAAGGGGCAACAGGCGGCACGACCGGAGGCGGTGGTGGCTCAGGCGGTGGTGGCGCCACTGGACCGGTCTTCACCAACACGGTCCAATTAACTGCCCCAACTCGCACGCTCCTCAGCACAACAACCGGCTATCGCGTCCTGCCCCTCCCCGGTGAAGGCAAAGTAACCCAGCAAGACGCCAACCGGTGGGCGTTCGGCGAGGTGTTCGATTCGATCGACCAGGCCATCCCGGTCCACACTAGCGAATTTCCCCCGCCGACGATGCCGGGGTTTATCGACGTCTACGAAGGCCGTCTGTGGTTTAACACTGCGCCTGGCGAGAACAGGCTCTACGTCTACAAC